GAAGATCTAGCCAATAAAATAAACGAGAAGTTTATTATAGAAGGTGAAACTCCAGTTGTAAAAGGAGGTGAATCTCTTTTCGACTTTGCTTCAGCTAGGAATTATATATCTACATTTCCAGATAACGATATGATAGCTACCCCTGACTGTGACGAGATATTTACAAAGTTTGATATTGATAAGTTAGATGAAGTCGTAGCTACAGGTGTTGAACAATTAGAATATGAGTTTGTATTTTCTCATGACGAGAATAATAATCCGGTAATTAAGTTCAAACACTGTAAATTTTATAATAGAAAGAAATTAAAATGGACTGGAGTGATCCATGAAGTTTTACAAGGTAATGCTAGCAGAGTATATCTTGGAGAAGATGTTATTAAGTTGGAACATTACCAGAATGAAAAAACAAATAGGACCGGTTATCTAAAAGGTCTATCTCTTGATTGCTACAATAATCCAACTAATGATAGGAATTCACATTACTTTGCTCGTGAATTATTCTATTTAGGAAGGCACAAGTCAGCTATTAAAGAATTTAAAAATCATATTTCAATGGGGAGATGGGGGACAGAAGCTTCTCAGTCAATGTTGTTTATAGGTGACTGCTACAAAGCCATTGGAGATTTTGATGAGATGTTAAAATGGTATGCAAAGTCAGTTGAGAAGGAAGCTCGTAGAGAACCTCTAATGAGATTAGCTGAGTATTATTTTGGAAAAGGAATGTATCCGCAAGTAGTTCTATATGCAGAAGCGGCTTTGACAATTACACAATTACCATTCTATTCAAATCACCAACCTTACTATGAGAATATTCCTCATGAATTACTTTATATCGCATACTGGTGGTTGGGGAATAAAGAAAAAAGTAAAGAACACTGGAAAAAAGCTATAACTATGAAACCAACACATCCACGATATTTGAAAGATGCTCAATTTTATAATGATTCAGTAGAATTACCTAGAATTTCATTTGTTATTCCTACACTTGGAAGAGAAGAAGGATTGAAAAGATGTTTAGATTCAATTGAAGCTCTTGATTATCCAAAGGATAAGGTTGAAGTAATTGTAAAACAAGATAGTTTTTCTGGTAGAATTGGAGTACCACATCTTGTAAAAAGAGGTGTTGCAGAAGCCACAGGAGAATGGATTGTCTTTGCTTCTAACGATACAATATTTACTCCACCTTCAATTAAAGAAGCTCTTTTAGTTGGTACAGAAGGGTATGTAGCTTTCAACACAGGAGAAGTATCTCCGGATGAAGGGAATATCAACGAACACTTTATGATCAGAAAAGATATTATTGAAAAGACCGGAGATGTCTTCGATACTGATTTCTGGCATGTAGGTGTTGATAATTTATTACATGCAAAGATGAAAAAACTTGGAATATTTAAACGAGCTGAGAAAGCTGTTGTATTACATAACCATTTTACTAAAGGAGCTGAGATGGATGAAGTTTACAAAGTCGGTTGGGATCAAGTAAAAGTCGATGAAGATCGAGCATTATTAGAAAAGAAATTAGCTGAACTATAATATGAAACCACCAATCAAGAATTATATTCCAAAATTATATCCAGAAGGGTCTGTGACTCAATGGTTTGGAGAAAATCCAGAACTATATGCTTTCTTAGAATTAGACGGACATAATGGAATTGATATAATTGCTCCTTATGGAACACCAATAATTGCACCATGTGATATGTGTATAAAAGAAGTTAAGGATGACCCCGGTGGTTACGGTAGACATATAAGAGGAATAGGAAATGGTTATGAAATAACATTTGGACATTTATCTAAGATTGAAGTTAAATTAGATCAAAATGTTTTAGAAGGTGAAGAAATAGGTAAGATGGGTAACTCAGGATTTGTAGTCTCAGGTGCTACACCTTTCTGGAAATATAATCCATATAAAGGAACTCATCTTCATTTTGGGTTGCGTAAATTTAAACAAAGAATAGGTGATGAACAGTTCAATATGCAATATTCAACAGGGTTACAAGGGACCATAGAAAATTATAACAATGGATATAAAGGAGCTATTAACCCTTCACTTACAATTGAAGAAGATAATTCTGAAAAGATAGAAAAGATGCTCACAATAGTTAGTTTGTTAAGACACACAATATTATTATTAAAGAAGATTATTAAATTAAAAAAATAATTATGAAAAGATTAAAAAAAGTTTTAGTTAGTAATAGGATGAAATCGTTATACTGGAGGACAGGAATGATGTGTTTAGCTATCGTTGTAGCTGGTTTACTTGAGAATTTAGACATTTTTGCACAAGTCTTTAGTCCAGCTGTAGTTATGATGTTAGGTTTGGTCTTAGGTGAGGTTTCAAAGGCTTTAAACAATATGTTAAGTAAGACTGAATTGATTTAATTATTTTTAGAGGATAGAATTTAGGTATACAATTAGTAATTTAACAAAAAAAACAAGATGTACCCACAAATAAGTATAAAACATAATATAGGGAATACTATTGAGATTCCGAATCAGCTAGATGTTAAAACATCTACCTATATAAGTAGTAATACTGATCAAGGAGATCTTGCTATTCCAGCTGATAATGCTTCAGACTTCACTGCTGGGCAAATCTTGTTACAACTTTCTTCCATAGGAGCTGAAAACTCAGAGATTGTAACCTCATCTTCACATACGAATGTGAATTTCGTTACTTTAGCGACTGTAATGGCTCACAGCCGAGGAGATATTGTAAGTGAAATTAAGTACGACCAGATAGTTGTTTCCAAATCAGCTACAGTAGATGGTGTTTATGTAGCACTTGCAACTTCAACATTCTTTACTACACAGCAAAACACGATCGTTTACGATACAACTGGGTTAAAAACTGACTACTACAAAGTTCAATGGAAAAATTCACTTACTGGACTTCTATCTGATTTTTCAGATGCAATGAGTGTTTCTTCCTATCCAACCAACTCTGTAGAAACAGTTATAACTCCAGTCTTGAAGGCTATGGGAGTTTCAGAAGATGACAATAAAATTACAACTGAATTCTGTCTATCAGCTATTGATGATGCTAGGAAGTTCACAGCAGCTAAACTATATGGAATCAGACATGCTTGGCAACAAGAGTTCGAGTATCCAATTAAAATGTTAGCTGGTACAAATTATGTAGATCTTCCAGACAACATTGATTTTACTGAAACTGACCGTTCTGTATTAGCAGCTAGGTTTTTAATTAACAGCATAGTCGCTCCCTACAATTTACGGTATATAGACAAGAAGGACTGGAACCAAATCACAGATTCTGTTTCTGGTGGTTCAACTTCAGGAGCACACCTTACAACTGCTACAGAAATTACATTAGACAATGTTGGAGATTTTCCAGATTCAACTTCAGGAGTTGCATATATTGCAACTACAGCATACACACAGGATATTGATACAATCGCTTACACAGGTATAGATTTAACAACGAATCAACTTACAGGAGTAACAGGTATATCTTATGATATACCAACAGGAACGCAGGTCTGGTCGAGACCAACAATTTCGCAGCCAACCAGTTACACAATATACGAAGATAAATTGTTTTTCGATAGAATTATTCCAGACTCAATGCAAGGGAATAACCTTTACATTGATTACTACAAGAAAATTGATAAGGTCATTGACCTGTATCAAGAACTTCCAGAACACTATAGAGAAATCTATAAATGGTATCTTCGTTATGCTATTAAATATCGTAAAGATATTACTCTGGAAAGTAACGATCCTGACTTAAAGAAATTCGAAAGCTTAGTTCAAGCATTATTCGATAATCTTTATACGGGGCAGACTACTTCTATAATTACAAGTTAAATTAAAAATTTATTATGAGTTATTCAAATCCGCTGATTCCTTTAGTTGATATTCAACAACAGGAACAGCCAACGAATACAAGTTCATACCAGTTGATTACCTTCGGGACAATTACTGGTGGTACTCCCTATGCTGGAGCAACCTATGCAAATATCTTCGCATTAGAATGTTTATTGCAAGACCTTGATGGATCAGCTGTTTACCAAATGACAGGAACAGTAGCTGTACCTGCTTGGTCAGCAATCGGTTCTGGTGCAGCCGGAGCAACTGGCTACACAGGATATACAGGATATACAGGACCGGGAGTTACAGGTGCAACCGGGTATACTGGTTACACTGGTTCAGGAGATACTGGTTATACAGGTCCAACAGGGTTCACTGGTCCAAATGGTGCTACTTCAGCAACAGGTGCAACTGGCTATACTGGTTACACAGGAGCTGATTCAGATGTAACAGGTCCAACAGGTTACACTGGTTTTGGAGCTACAGGTTACACTGGTCCAGTTGGTCCAATTGGAGCAACAGGAGCTACAGGTTACACTGGTCCAATCGGTCCTACAGGTCCAACAGGATTTACTGGTCCAGATGGAGCCGCTTCAGCTACTGGAGCTACAGGTTACACCGGTCCAGATGGTCCTACAGGATATACAGGTTACACTGGTCCTGATTCAACAGTAACTGGTCCTACTGGTTACACTGGATATACAGGATTTACTGGATATACAGGTACTACAGGTATTACAACAGTCGTAAATGCAATCACTACATCAGTTGGTGGTTCGTCAGTTGAAAACTTTTCAGCTGGAGACTTTGCTTCAGTTGCTTCTACTGATACAGTTTTCGTTCAATTGGTAGATAACGGTTCAAACAATGTTTCCGTTCTTTCAGCTGTTACAAATACTGGTTCAGTTGATATAACATTCTCTGCGGATCCTTCAAGTGATACGATCTTCAATGTGTTAGTCCTAACACCGTAGTTTTTCTACCCTCTACTTATTTTTGCGGATGAGTAGAGGGATAGAGAAGTTAATTAAAAAAAATATGTTAACAAAAATACCAGAAATAAAAATACCATATCCAACAGAAGGAATTATTCGTTCAGCTCAGTTGAGTGACAATGTTTGTCCTGAGAATTCTGTTCAATTATCCATCAATGCTCATTTTGATACGATCGGAGCTGTAACAACCAGATTAGGAATCGCAACTTATGCGACTACTTTAGCTGGGAGTATTGGATCTTTCGGAACTCTAAATTCTCAAGCCAGCGATACTAAGTATCTTTTTGCACGAGTAGGAACTACAGTTCAAGCTCTAAATTCAACAACAGAAGCTTGGGCGGAAGTTGAAACAGGATTAACTGGTTCAGGGAAAGCTAGATTCAGCCAGTTTTTGAATAGAACTTGGATGGTAAACGGGAATGCTGGAGATACTCCAGTTACATCTGATGGGACAGCTTTTGATACAACCGATGTTCCTGCAACATTTCCTAAGGCTGATTTTATTGAAGCTGGATTCGGTGGACGAGTTTGGTTGGGAGATGCCGCTAAAGATATTCTTTACTATACTGATATTGTTCAATCAACTGATGGTACGAGTTATGACCCACTTACTTTTACTTTAGATGTAAACTTCATTACGAAGTTTTCTCCACAAGACGGTGAATCGATGACCGGTCTTTTCAGAGTTCCAAAAGCTCTACTACTTTTCAAACAGAATCATATCTATAGAGTTTACAGTACTTCGAATGTTGACCCTTACCCAGCCTACAATGTTGGAACATTCTCACAGGAATCAATAGTACAGACTAAAGACGGAATATATTTCCATCACTCTTCCGGGTTCTACAAATTCAACTATGATTCACAACCTACTGAAATCTCTAGGAGAGTAATTGATTTTGTAAAAGCAATTCCGAGAGCTTCCTATGATGATGTGATTGGTGTTTACGATGGATACGATGCAGTGAAATGGTCTGTTGGTGAAGTTACAGTTGAAGGAGTTACCTATAAGAATTGCCAAATGAGATACACACTTTCTACACAAGTTTGGACGATCTATGATTTCGATGATACGAGTATTACAGCTTTAATTTATTACGATAATGGGACTACAATAGAACAAGTTGCCGGAACTTCTACAGGACTTGTTGGTAAGTTAGATTCAGGTTATACAGACTTCGGAGAAGCTATCTACTATGAAATTATTGATAGGTGGAGAGCTTTCACTGAAATGGATGCTTTCTCGAAAGACATAAGTGGTCTTGCTGTTTTATCTAGTAAAGCCACAGGATCTTTAATTCAATATCAAACAGATTCAATGATTGATAATAAGTGGGAAGATATTGGAAATGTAGAAGGAAAATATGTAACATTATTCCCAAATGTTGGAACAGAAGATTTTAACGAAGTTCGGTTGAGAACAACTGGATATTCAAAAGGTAATCCAATGAGGTTCGAAGGTGTAGAATTACTTTCAATCACAAATAAAGGATTAGATAAAAATTAACATGAATTTATCAGAATTATTCTTAAACAGATATTTATATAAAGATAATAATCAGTCCGCTGGAACAAAGGACTCTGTTTTTAATTCTATTGATAATTCTGATACCGAACCAGCTTCAATCCCTGCTGGTGGTAGTGCTCAGGATATAAATACAGGAAATGTTTTTATTGATGGGGCTATATTAGAACCGGGGACAATTCCTACTACGACTCTTGATGTTTCAAACTGGGGATGGGGACAGTCTTGTGTTTTTTCTTCTGATGATAACAACACTGTTTCTTGGGCTGGTGGTACTTTCACTTCAGCAAGTGGAGAAGATTATACTATTGGAGTAGGTGATACAGGTAATATGGGGGTTGCACCTGAAATAACATATATCTATTTAGATCTAAATGTTTCAGAAACTGCTTACCAAACTACCACTACTTCAGCAGATTCTGTTGGAATAGGGAAAGTACTAATTGCTGTTGCTAAAATTGGGTTAACTGGGGCTGATGATGCAACATATAATCTTTCAGAAGCTACTCAGATAATTGGAGATAACATTCTTGCGAATACGATCGATGCTTCGAAAATTACAGCAGGTCAATTAGTTGTTGGAACTAATATAGGAATAGGGACAGCTTTTGCTACAGCTGATGCAGGAGATCTTGCAACACTTGATTTAGTTGAAACAGCCCAGTTAGGAACGACTGTAATTGTTGGAGGTTATATAAAAACAAGTTTGTTAACTGCTGATAATATAATAGCAGGGACACTAACTGGTATAACAATAACAGGAAATACAATTAGGACATCAGCTTCTGGGTTAAGAGTTGAAATGACTTCAACCGATACTAATAAAATAAGTTTTTATAATAGTGCTGCACTATACGGAGAACTTGAAGTATCTTATACTTCACCAAAAGGATTTATTTCACTTTTAACACAGGATGGAAATGGGCTTACATTAGATACTGATATTGCCGTATCTGGTTATAATGCAAGTGCTTTAAAATCAAATGGAGGGACTTTTGATACTTATGGAAATGCAACCAATAGAATGATAATGATGGATGGGTCTGCTGGATCAGGGACATCAATGTTTGGTATTCAATATACAAGTGGTACCTTTAGATTAATTACTGATTTAAGATTGCAATCAGATTGGTTACCTTATGCAACAGCTACACAAGATTTAGGAAGTGTTTCTTATAAATGGCAAGACCTTCATTTGAATAACGATTTTGTGTATAGAACAAAACACCAACCTGTAATGTATACTAATTATGTAAGTGGCACTACATTATCTAAGGGGAATAGTGGTTTTAGTGTCACTAATTCATCAACAGGTGTATATGTTGTTACTCATAGTTTTGGATTAACTAATTATACAGTTCAAGTAACCCCTTATGCGGCTTCTGGAGGAGGTGCTCCAAGTGCTAAAATAAGTAGTATTGCAACAAATTCATTTACAGTAATAACATACGATGATACTGGAACTGCGGCTGCTTTTGATTTCCAATTTATGCTATTACTTAATACTTAATTTGCTTTAACAAAATTTTAACAATATAATTAATAATAACAATATGTACCCAACAATAAATCTACAACCGGGGCAAAGAGGACCAGAAGTTGAGAAACTTCAGAATTTTCTGATGTCACAAGGTCTTTTGACTCAAGAACAAATAAATACAGGACCGGGTATATATGGTCCTCAAACAAAACAAGCGGTAACATCTTGGCAAGAAATTAATGGTGTAGACAATACTTCTGGTCCCGGATACTGGGGACCGCAATCTATAGGGGTTGCTTCTGGTGGTATTACTGGACCAGTTGATGGAGTTACTGGAGATCCGGTTGATGAAGAACAACCTTATTCTGATGAGGAATATTCACTTGCTCTGAACAACAATCCGATCGTTGCAGAGTCAGTTGCTAAAGGAAATACTGTAGAAGATTTAGCTTATGCGGCTGAATCAGGTGACTTTAGTGGTTTAGTTAATCAATTCGGACAACCTTTTAGTTTAGAAGAGCAACAAAAGGCATTAGCTGATGCAGAAGCCGACAATTCTTTATACTTTAAAGCTTTAGAATCGAAAGAGACAGCAGATGCTGAAAGTACAATGGCTCAACAAAAAGCTGACTACCAAAATTACTTATTAAATTCTGGACAAAATTTCGAAGCAGATAAAGCACAATCTGATGAATCAGCAGCCAGTCGAGGTGTATTATTTTCAGGTGGTAGAGTTCAAAAAGAAAAGAATATGGTAAGAGCTTATGATCAAGATCAAGCTTCTAAGTTAGATACAGCTTCCAGAAATATAGGTAATACAGCTAGAGATTTTCAATATAAATATGGTAACGATGCAACTAATAATCTTTCAAGTAATTATAGTTTAGGAGGAAATACTTTTAATGCGAATAAAGCTACAGGAGGTGTAAGCTCTAATGGTTTATCTAGTATTTATAATCCAAGTCAATACAACTATCAAGGCACACAAAATGTTGCTAAGAAGACAGCTGCGAATACGAGAGCGGCAGGCAAGCTTTGGAATAAAGGAAACAAACTATTATCAACCTCTTATAATAATCAATATTAATATGTTTAACCCAATGGAATCTTTAAGTAAATACTACTCTAACTCAAAACCTTTTGATGTTGGTTCTTATTTGCAACAGTTAAATACTTTACCAAACGGTGGTGGAACTTACAGTGTAGGTGGTGCGGCCGGAGGTCAATCAAATACAACGAGTGGATTATGGCAAGGTCCTGTTCAACCACCTGTTGTCGAACAACCTCCAGTGGTTCAAACACCAGCTCCTATCTTTAATCAACAAGCTCCCACTCAAACAACAACAACAGCTCCAGCACCTCCAGTAAGATCTAAATACATGAATCCAGCAACAGGAAAATACTATACTCCTCAGGAGTATGCGAATAGTGTTGCGATGAAAATTCCAGCAGGTAAAGCCACTGGAGACATAGGACAATATGCAGGAGATGCGAAAATGGATCCTAATCAATCAGCTCAAGATTTAACTACAAGAATGACTAATATGAATAATACTAGAAATGATATTGCAACTGGAACTACAGATCCTTATCAAGTTGGAAATAAATCAGGAATTGCTTACAGTCCTCAAGAATTAAAAGCTATTGAAAATGCTTATGCAGGTATTTACGATCCTGCCTTGAATGATGTCTTCGCTAGATTAGAAGAAAAGAAAGCTACAGATAAAGAAGCTTTGACTAGAAAAAATATGCTCGAAGAGAAAGCTATAGAGCATGGATACCGTATGGAAGAAAAAGAAGCCGAAGGTGGTGGTTTATCTGGTCCTTCCAGTTATCAGGAATGGACTCTTGCTGGAGGTGAAGCAGGAACTGGTCAAACTTATGCAGCATATCTAAAAGGTGATCCTGTCGGTGAAAGTTACAAGTCTCAGATAGCTGGTTCAGGTCTACAGATAGTTGATAATTTACTAGAGATAGGAGAAGCTAATCCAGGCATCTTTGGTTGGACGGCATCCACACCAATGCCAGATTGGTTAAGAACAGAAGCTTACAGAAACTATAATGCACAACTTGATTCATTAAGAGGTAATATAATTCCAGCGGCACTTACAGCAATGAGAGAAGCATCTTCTACTGGAGGTGCTCTAGGTCAGGTATCAGATAGAGAAGGTCAATGGTTAGGAGCTTCTCTTGGAGCTTTGGATATGAGCCAATCTCCAGAACAAGCTATCGCTAGTTTGAGAGAAATTGAAGCACATCTTAAAACTTGGGAGGATGCAGTTGCTAAATATGGTGGTGGTAATAACCCAGATACAATGGAATTGAAAACAGAAGACGGAAAAATTGAAACTTTCGCTTTGCAACCAGACGGGGGTTACAAAAAAGTAATAAAATAAAAAATTATGTCATACACTTATGAACAATTAAAACAAATGGGAGCAACTCCGGGAACACCATCTGGGTCTGTTTCTGGTACATCTCCACAAGCAGGTTCTGCGGTACCTAAAAATAATTATACCTATGAAGAATTAGTTGGTTTAGGAGCAACAGCACCTAAAAAAGAACCGTGGAAACAGCCAAAATCTGTAGGAGGTTTCGCTGGTAATGTTGTAGGTAGTACAGCTGAAGTAGTTGGAGGTCTAGCAAAAGCAGTTTTGAATCCTATCGATACAACAAAAAGTTTATTTAATTTAACTAAAGGACTAGGAGCAAAAGTAGGAGAAAAAATACTAGAAAAAACTGAGACTGGTCAGAAATTCCTTATAGCAGCGAATGAAAGTAGAGCTTCTCGTGGACTTGAATTACTTCCAACAAATGAACAAGGTAGAGTTACACTTCAAGGTAGCTCTGTTTTAGACGACCCAAATCTTAAAATGGTAAATGCTGTAGGAGATTTTTATGTAGAAAGATATGGAGACTGGGATAAAATAAAAGAAACAATGTATGAAGATCCTGTTGGTTTTGCTTTGGATCTTTCTACAGTATTAAGTGGTGGAGGAGCAATAGCTGGGAAATTAGATAAATTAAACAAAGTTTCAAAAGCAAGTGAAGCTGTAAATGTAACAGGTAAAGCAGGAGATTTAGGTAAAGTTACAGCATTAGGAAAAACATCAGATCTATTAAGGAAAGGGGGAGAAGTTACTAATCCAATAACTCAAGGAGGTAGATTATTTGGTAAAGGAATAGAAAAATTAACTAAAGACAAGAAACTTGGTGGTAAAAAATACACTTCAGAAAATATAGATGCTTCACAAAACATAGGAGTTGCCGCAGATGAATTACCTATCTTTGCAAAAACAACATCACCAATTTCAACTACAGCTGAAGCTGTGGCTTCCAAAGGAATTGGAGGAAGTAAAATCTGGGATCGGATGAATAATATTTATACAAAGATGAACGATACTGTTGATAGTTTATTGAAAGGTAAATTAGATGTTGCTGTTATAGGAAGAAATTTATCCACAGCAGTTGATGATTTTAAAAACAATTTCTTTGAACAAAAAAACAAATTATATAAAGAAGCTATTATTCCTAAACCAAAAGTAGCTAATGAAATTCCCGGATATGAAAATATTAAAACTATAACAGTAGGTGCAGAAGATCCACTTTTTGCAAGTTGGAATATGAAAGTTCTCCCAAACGGTAAATATAAATACACAAAACCAACAGGTCCATTATTCTCTGGTAAACAGAAACCTATGCCTGCAAATACAGTAGGTACTCAGAAACTTCTAAAATCTTTGATAGCAAATGAGAAACAAGCATTGAAGGGTTATGGAACAAAAAGTTCTCCAGAACTAAAAACTTACGAAGGTTTGTTAAAAGGTTTAGGTGATAAAAATATGACAACAAGTGATGTTTATAGAACATTACAAAAATTATCTAATGATATTAGATACGGGACAATAGTAAAGACAGGAAATAATGCTAAGTTATCTTTGATTAGAGAATCATTGGATGCTGAATTCTTAGCAACTTTGAAACAGCAAAGACCAGATTTAGCCGCAGCTTTGGATAAAGCTGAGACTTTCTACAAACAGGGAGTAAGTAAATTAAATTCTAGTGTCATACAGACAATTGTAAAAAATGCTGATAAGCCAGATCTTATTGTAAAAACTCTATTGCCAAAACTAACCAGTTTGGAAGATGTAAAATTACTGGTAGAAGTAGTTGGTCAGAAAAATATGGTAGCGATAAGAAAATCTATTATGGATGTTATCTTTACAGAAGCGAAAGGTGTAGCAAAAGAAAATCTACAACCACTTGGAATTTCAAAACAAATCAAAAAGTTTGGGGAAGATAAATTAGAGATTCTATTAAACCCGGATCAATTCAAAGCATTGAAAGACTTGGAACAAATATCAAAAATGATGGGAAAGAGTTCAAAGATCACCGGCGGTTCACAAACATCTTTCAACTTGCTATCTACAGTTGGTGGAGGTTCAGTGGCTACATCAGTAACATTGTTGCTTATGGGTAATCCAGTAGGGGCGATGTTATCTCTTTCACCACTATTCGGAACTATTGCAGCAGGTAAATTTATAAACTCTAATCTTGGAAGAAAACTTCTAGCGGAGGGTGTAAATCTTACAGGTAAAACCGGTCAGAAGATCCAAGCAGTTAGCCCATCGACAGGTAGAGGAGCACAAATTGGAAATCAACTAAATAATTTATACGATTCTCAAAAATAATTAGACAATAAAAAAACACCTTTTTCCGCATTTAAAAAATGTATGAAAGAGGTGTTTTTTTGTTGTAACTTACTACCAAGTAGTCGGTCCTATATTCCCTGCAGATGATTTTCTATTAGTTTTAGCATAATTT